CTGAACACGCCACAAGATACTGGCCCCAATTGTCCATCGACCAGGTGGTGGCAGGAAGCACGCCGTTATTGCTTGCCGGAATGCGTGCAACGCCATAAGCCTGCTCGCCATAGTCACCATTTCCGTAACCCGTCGATCCTAGAGCATCGGTGCGCCCTGCACTGAAACTTGTTGGCGTAATGTCAGCCTGATCGCCATCGCCCTGGTAAGCGTAAAGCTTTGACGCGGTACCAACGGCAAGCCATATATTGGCTGAGTTGTCGCGCCAGGCATACATGCCACGCGGCACACCTGATGTTTGGGCGGTTGTCCATTTACGCCATCCGCCCATAGGACGCAATGTGCCTTCAAACCAGCGCACAAGATTGGCGTCATACCATCGCCCTTGCGATTGGTACTCTGTACCGTTTCTGTAAATGCCTGGCGGCAATTTGATGGGAACAAGTGGCATATCAGTTGCTCATATAGAGGGCCATCTCATCTCGGCGGCGTTTGACCAGGCCCGGCAACTCTTTCCCGCCCGCTTTTGTCCACATTCTAAAGGCAACTGCCGCGCCCGTATAGTCGCCGCGATTGTGGCGCATTCTCAGCGTTGATCGCTGGAGATTACCTAATCCCACATTGAACGAAAATGATGTGAGTGCATCAAAGCGAGACTGAGTAAGACCAGAAGGACACAGTCGTGATACGCCAGCCTCAAAGCGGCGTAAGTCTTTTGTAAGTATCTCGTCAACTTCCGCCATAGATAGTGTGCGATCCCAACCCGGTGGAATGGGTAAAGCTTTACGCTCTTCGATCTTGACGTTGATGTGCGATGGGTCAATGACATGGCCCACACCCACGGTCCAAAGCAACGCCGGACAACGATAAGGCCGCACGCGCACACCTTCGTGACGCTTGATCATTTGGAGGGCAAGCGGGCTGATCATTTCGCAAAGGCTCGTGACCCAAAGTGAAAGGCCACAATCGCGGCCCAAATCTGCTGCGTATCGTCATCCCACAATTGGTCGAGCATCAAATCGAATGGCACGTTCGTTGTCCAGGCGTACCAGAATCCGCCAATCTCAACAAATACCAAGAGCATGAACATGCCATAAGTCAGCACAGGACGCACTAACGCTCTGGCGTTCTTCACCCACTGGCTTGTTCCTTCGCCAATCGCAATGTCATGGGCGTACAACGCTTTCATTTCTTCGGCCTGCGTTTGCATTGCCACTTGCTCGGTGTGAATCTCCTCGATGCGTTGCTGCGCAAGCAAACCCATGGCCGCTAACTCGCGCTCACGCTCATTTTGCATACGGGCAAGTTCCAGCTCGTGCGCCTTGTCCTTGGAGTCCTGCCAAAGGTCAAGCAACTTAGGCACGCCACCGGCTAAGAATGACAGGAGCGTTGACAAAAGCGTCATCATGCTATTTCAGCTTAAATGCCAGGTTGATCAGCAAAAGAATACTGGTTCCTGCCGTGGTCATAAGGATCATCTCCAAACGCTTAAGCCTGGCATTGATCTGCGCATAACGTTCATCGCATACAGCTTCGTGAACCTCAATGCGTTTTAACGCTTCAGAATCCCCGGATGTCATGATGCACCTTACTCAGCCTGCCCTGCCGGTTGTAAAGCCTTCTGCGCTGCCAACTGCGCTGCTTCATAGGCTGCAATCACTTCAGGTGTCCAAGCCGTATTACAGATCGCTACCACCTTCTCAGGCTGGCCTGTGAGGTCTTGCCCCGGTGTTAGGGATGAGCGGTGATAGGTCTGGGTTAGGACTTTACCGTCTTCAATAATGCGAGTGGCTTCACGGTACAGGATGATGCCGTTTTCGGTCACGGTAATCTGGTCTATTACGGTTTGTTTAGTGAGAGACATTTAAGTATCCTTTTATGTACGATAAGTAATTGTGAAATCTAAGCCGTGATTAGTGCCGCCCGGATAAGTTCCATCATATTTTTGTAAATAAATTAAATTAGTACTTTGAAAAATAAAAGCATTTAAGGAAAATCCAACTTGATCGCCCTCAAGACCACTGCCGGCGTATCTTGTATTTCCACTAGCTGAACTGAAAGGCAATCCTGATACTCTGACATCAGTAGCAGCGGTTCCGTTAGTGCCTATTTTTATTCGTCCATAAGCCGATACCAAGTTCCCTACCTTTGTATAGTGCCCAGCAGTGCTTGTTATTGATGTAAATGTCCCAGATCCAGCAGTTACAGTAAGCGTCCAAGTCCCCTCCTCATAATCATCCAGCGTATTAGCGTCTGAGGATGCAGATTGCGTGGCGGGGAAGGTGATGCCTGCGCCGGATGATGATGGGGTTGCACTACCAACGGAGATTGTTGAGACTGTTTTAATGGTTCCGTTTGCGTTGATACGCATCCGCTCAGTAACACCGGATCCATTTTCAGTTGAAAACGTAAGAGGTTGTCCGTTTACTCTAGACTGAATATTTGCTGCGCTATTGTCTGAAGTAAGAGAAAGCCCTCGTACTCCATTGGCAGACACGCTAATAACGCCGGTAGTGCTGCCGTTTACTTCTAGATGGGGGTAGGCTGCACCAATATTTGCTGGAGAACTCGTCCCAATCCCTACGTTGCCTGCGGAGGTGATACGCAGCCGCTCGGAACCATCAGTCTGCACAGTAACAGTACCGTTTGATCCTGTATCGCTAACCGTTACGTTAGAGTCACCAGCAGAGATTGATGCGCCGCCCGTTGTTGACAGGGTTGTCCCGCTAATCGATAAGCCTGTTCCAGCCTCCAAAAACGTAAATGCGCCTGCTGAGTCATCCCAAAACAAAATGCGATCAGCATTTGGATCGGTTAGGTTTGCGCCGGTTCCGCCCTGGTCAATAGGAACAACACCGCTGGACGTTAAAGCTTTGCTTGCGCTTGTGAAAACAGGCTTTGACGCTGTAAGCGATGACAGGATTGGCGCGTTGGTAAACGTTGTATTGCCTGACGCAGTTAACGTTGTAAACGATCCCGCACCAGCAACGGATTGACCAATTGATACGCCATTGATTGTTCCCAATCCGGTCATGTTTCCGCCAAGCGTTAGCGTCTTGCCGCTGCCAACGTTCATCGAAACGCTTGTGCCGGATGCCGAGAAGATGGCATCAATCGAGTCAAGGTTCGTGTTAAGTTTGTTGCCCCATGTATCCGTTGACGCACCAACTTCAGGCTTCGTCAAACTCAAATTGGTGGTTGTTGTATCAGCCATGTTTCACCTCAGTAAGGGGACACTTGCGGTGTCCAAGATTTGCTTGGAGTTGTTTGTGTTGACCAGGATTGCGCCACCACGGTTTGTGGCGTCCACGTATCCGTTGGGTCGGTTTGATCGTCCCACGTTGCTGGCCCCACCACAATCGTTGACCAACTATCCGTTGGGCCTGGCACCGGTTCCCACTTCTCGACACCCGTGGCGCTAACGCTTGACGTTGCCGTAATCGTTACTGCCGCCAACTGACGCACACCGCCTGACGCTTCAACCAGGCTTTGAGCCGTTATCGTAACGCTTGCAGCCGCAATTCTGTTGGCACTTGCTGCAACCACCGCCAATGCGTCAATGGCTACGGTGCCTTCGTGAACTTCACTACCCGCTGCCACAACCGCTGACGCACCGGCGATTGCAACACTTCCGAAAACAACTTTTGACGCTGTTGGACTAACGCTTGACGTTGCGCTAATTGTTACCGCGCCAAGCGCAATTCGCTGCCCTGTTGGACTAACGCTTGATGTTGCATTAACCGCTACAGCGCCAAGTCCAATCCGCTGGCCTACTACTGCAACCGCGCTTTGCGCGGCAATCGCTACGGCGGCGTCTTTATAGGCCGTTAGCCCATAAATGTTCTTGCCATAGACGCCAGCGCCGTACCCGTACATCAGTCAAGGGTGATGTCAAAATCACCGGCATTGAATCGGAACACGTCATTGGTGCCGATTGATTTGGATGCGCTCAGTTGCCCAACGGCAAGCATATTGCCTGATGTTGACGCATCATAAAGTGCGGTATGCGTTACCGTTCCCCACGAACCCGTGGCGGTTGGAAACTCAACGGCTGATGTGTTGGTTGCGGCTGATCCCGATACCGTAAACGCCATGGATTGGCGAAGATAGCCGTTGCCAGACACTTCGTTGCTTGATCCTGACTCGCCAGGGTCAGCGGTAAACAGGCCCACATAAACAGTGGCAGGCGCCGAATAGGCTGATCCGCCAAATACATGACCAAGCACTTTGTTTTCGAGATAGTCGGAGAATGAATTAGCCATGGATTACCCCATTGGTTTGGCGCGAACGCGTGGCGTTGTTCCGCTGTAATTGGCGCGTTCTTGCTCAAGTTTCATGGCCTCAATGCCACGTTCATAAGCGGCATTCCAAACGGGAATGCGCGAGTCATCTTGCAGATAAGGCGCCGATTGCAGCAGTGCGCCATATAAGTAAAGGTCAGGGTGTTTGGTCAGCAACCAGTTCGTTGTATTGCTGTCAGACAACGCGGCAATCTTGCCGTAATACGTCATCTGAACTTGCGTTGTATCCGTTCCCGGAGTTGGCACAACTTTGAACGTATCACCAATAATCGTGTAGTAACGCGGTGTGCCAGCCGCCGAAAAGTAACGCGTATAAAAGTCATCGCTTTGTTCGTCGCTCAAAAACTCCAATTTGGTTGGCGTTGTCGTGAGCAAAACAAGATTTTCCATTTGCAGAAAATCGGATGGAAGTTGCGTGTATTCGCTATCAAGTGTGGCGTTGGCCCGGACGATCATTTGGCGCACGCGTACAGTTCGATTGAACTCGGCTTCCGCCAACGTGATGAAATCGGCAATGGCAGACGTTAAGTCCGACCGGTTCAGCCAATCGGCAATCGACGTTTTAAGTTCCGAATAAGTGCCAAGCGCCATGATTAGGCAGCGTCCTTTTTGCGAAGTTCGGTTTTAAGACCGACAGATGCTCGATAAGCATCCTCTTGCGGACGGATTGCCCAGGTGTGATGATGCTTGTATTCCCAGGTTCCTATATGTCCAATGTGCTTGGAAAGGTCATGATCAATATACAACGGAATCTCATTGTCGCGCAATAACTTGCAAAAGTATATGTCTTCGCCCATGTAGCCTTTAGCCGCCACATCCCATGGCGTAGCAAACCAAGGCATCTCGATAGCGCGAAACACGTTCGTGTCAATCATCATGACGCCCGTTCCAACCGCGTCAACTTGCTCAACGCCCGTGTCGTGCTCGCCCGTGTAAACAGGAACCTTGCGCTGTGTTTCTGGATCATAGTTCGCAGCCGTTGGCCCCACTGGCATTCGCCTGCGCGGGCAGTTGGCGGCAACCACTAACAAGTCACGGTCAAGCAATTGCTTGATGGTGTCTTGCGGAAAGCGCATATCGCTATCAATAAACAGCACCACGTCAGCGTTGTTTTCCATGGCGGTCATCACCAATTCTGAACGCTGGCTTACAAGCAATGTTCCCTTGCTGATGTTCACATTAACCACGTCATGCGGATGATGCGCAACGTGGAAAGACACTGCATTGACAAGA